AATGCTGGGTCCAGCCGGAACCGCACCAGTGGCCGCCGGAACGCCAGCAGGAGGCACTGCAGGAGCCGGCGTGAAACCGCCGGGCGTGAGCCCGCCCATCACCGGACCATTGAGCATTCCCGGCAGACCCGTGGTCAGACCTGGAGCATTGAGCACCTGATCGGACGTGTCGAACGGGCTCGCCGGTCGAGCGTAGCGGCGCATGCGCGGATCGCGCCAGGATGGCGTCGCAATGGTCGCCAAGTAATCCTCGGGCGCGGGCGGATACAGTTGCGCCTCGATCGATTTCGGCATGGGGCCGAGGCCGCCGAAATAGTCGTCCAAAAACCCAGCCATCACGCCGTCTTTCCGAGGTTGTTGAGGAGGCCTTGCCCGCCGGCCTTGAACAGCCAGCCGGCGGGACCGAATGCACCCGTGCCGGCGAGCAGGCCGGCGCCGCCGATCAGCCCGCCGATGATCTGCTGCGCCACCGGCACCTTCTGCTCGCTGGTCTGCTGGCTCGTCGTCGTGCCGAATGCTTGAGCCGGCGCCAGCATCAGACCCTCAAGCTGCGCGAGATTCTGCACCGGAATGCCGCGCCGCTGCGCTTCGATTTCGAGCTGACGCTGATACGGCGCATCGCGCGCCATCAGAGCGGATTGCGCGACGTCGATGCCGGCCTGCCGATTGGCAAGTCTGGTCTGATCGAGGCCCGACAAAATCCCGGCCGTCGTTTGGCCGCCCGTGTAGATATCGCCGATGGCGCCGAGCTTGCGCGCTTCGTTTTGCTGATACGCCTGCAGCCAGGTCGGCGCGAGACCGGATGCAATTCCCTCGCCCAGGCTCTTGCTATAGTCGCCCGTACCGACCGGAGAATAACCGGCGCCGGCATACTGGCTGCGGATCTGATCAGTGATCTTGCCCTGCAGCATGTCGGCGAAGCGAGTGTACGCTTCGTTGCTGTACGGATCGGTGTTGGCTGTGGCGTAGGGTGTCAGCGCCGCCTTGTAGGCATCGTAGTTTGCGCCGACCATGCCGGTGCGATCGGGCCCGCCACCTGCGAGCAGGTTCGTCGCCAGATCGCCGATCGCAGGTGCAAATTGATTGCCGGCCTGCGCGTTGGCCGACAGTGCATTCAAGGCGCCCGTCTCGGTGCCGGTCAAGCCGGTGTTGCCGGTCATGCCGGTGAGTTGGCCGAGAATGTTCTCGATGCCCGGCTGAGCCGGGCCATAAGGTGTGGTCCTGCTCGTCGCGTTGGTAATCTGCTTGGTCGAGCCGCCCATCTTACAACGCCTTGTCCATGATGATCGCCGTTATCCGGTAATCGGGGAGCCGCTGCGTCCAGCCCTTGCGGCCGTAGACGCGCATTGCCGCACAGCCTTCGCTGCGCGCGTAAGCTTCAAGCTCGGCGAGGAGTGGTGCCGCCCTTGCGTGGTCGTCAGCGCCATAGGCGAGGATGACGCACAGCCGATCGCCACGGCACATCTGCAATTGCGTGACGACGGCGCCGACGATCTTGTCGTCCTGATCCACCACCAGCCACACGAGCGCATCGCCCGCGAGCACATCGTGGTGGACGCCCGCCGCATCGCTCAAGCGCACACGGTTAACCGCCCGGTCGACGCGATCCCACACCTGGGCCGGGAGCTGTGGCGTCAGGTCAGGAGGTACGCAGATAAGCTTCACTTTCCCGTGCCCGTATGGTACACTCCAACGATGAGTTGGATGCCCGAATACCTCGATCCCGCCGGCAAGTGGGAACACAATTCCTACCGCTTCCAAACGCGCGAGGAGGCCGAGGCCAATGCACGCGATCTCTTGGCAGCTCTCCAGGCCGACTGGGGATGGCGCGCGGAATGGCGCGTGGTCGAGAGCGACGATCCGATCAACGCCGAATACGACTACGACAAGCGCGACGTGATCGAACTCGAAATCGAGTACTGATCACCGGTAGGTCGACAGCCCGCGCGGGTCGGAGAACACCGCACCGGGTTGTGCCCATTCCGGCAAGCGAACGCCGCCAGCGTATTCGAAAATGCGCTGGCGTGCTTGTTCAGGCGATAGCTCACCACGGTCGACCGCGCGCCAGATATCATCAACTGCCTGCTTTCCCTTCGCCGTTTTGATATTCTCAAACATTGTTCGCACCGGCTCCCACGTCGCCGACTGCATCCCGCGCGGGATCAATCCCTGATCGGCCGCAGCCATACGGGTTGCATCTGCCGTGAACCCGTAGGTGCCCTGCACGCCATACGGTGCCGAACTGGCAGCACCGACGTTGCCCTTACCAGCATAGTTCGCGAAATTGTGCGCCACCTCGATATCGCTGCCGGCGAGTGGACGCAGCAGCGATGCGGCCATGGCGTGAGTATCACCCGTGACATCACCGAAACGTGGATCATGGGGCACGATGATATTGTTGTAAAAATTACGCACCTTGTGCCGCTCACCAAGCAGCGGCGAGATGACATTCATGTCGCCACCGCTTTGCATCGCCCGCACTGCCTTTGAAATTTCCGGGATCGACCCCCAACCAACACCCCATGGTTCACCCGATTGCGCGCGAACAAAATCGCCCAGCTCGCCCTCTGGATTGATGTTGCGGAAGTGTGGCGGATTGTATGCCTCATCGCGCAACCTGATCCACAGCGCCATCTGATCTGGGTCGGTGAGGTCGACCAAGCGCTTGCCTTGAATTTCTCTGAGCAGAGCGGTGTTCTTCTCGCTCCCCATGATCGACTTGCGCGACTCAGCCACGCGCTGCATGTCGGACGTGAAGCGTTTGCTCGCTTCTGGCCCCGTGAGAATGTCACCAAGCCGCTCGGCCAGCGAGGCGTTCTGAAACCAATCCTTCTGCGGCGACATCGCCGCAATCGCCGCCGCTTCCGATTGGATCGGCACGCCATGGCGTTCCGCCAGCGATGTCGTCAATCGGTTTGCGCCCTCATACCAAAGCGGCGAACGCTCGCGCATTACCTGGGGCGACTGCTCGTAGAGGAAATTGAGATTGCCGCGCATTGCCTCCATGTAGGCCTGTGCTGTCTGCTCGGGGCTCATGCCGCGCAGATGCGCCATGCCGGGATAGCTCGACAGGATCGCAGTGTTGTGTTGCGCGACCGGCGACGCCAGGATCTCAGGCGCGCCGATGAGCAGGTGCTCGGTGAGCGGATTTTCCGATGCCGTCGCGCCGCTCGGGAACCGGGTGGAGACGCGCAGATCACCGGGACGGATCTGCTCACCGGGAGCAAACAATCGCGGCACTGGCCCGGCCCCCAGTGCGCCGCGCGGCGCGCTAAACGGCGTGGCGCCCATTGTCATCAGCGCCGCCCCCACAGCCGGGCCAGCATCATACTGCCCGGCCAGCCGTAGCCGCTCGCTTTCCTCAAACGCTTGCTGCGCCATTTCCTTGAAGCCGCCGGCAAGATGCGGCACGTAGTTGGCGAGCACCTTGGTCAGCCCGCCCTCTTGCCGGCCGCCCGGCGGCTGCACAGAGCGTTGCAGGCGCGCTGCCGCCGCCTGCCGTGCCAACTCGGCATCGTCAATAAAACCCGGCGAGTTAAACGACGCGCCCAGCATCTGCAGCGACGGCCCAGCCATCGGCAGCGGCGGCGCCGCGAGCTGCGGGAACAACCCCTGCGGCTGTTGGTCGAAATCGAAGAAGCTCGCCATCACCTTGCGCCCGTGCTGGTGAAGTCAGGCTCCACGCCGCTGGCATAGGTCCACAGCGTCGCCGCCGGGATGCGCAGGCGGGCTCGGGCATAGCGCGTATCGCGCCGCTGCGGACACACGCCTTCCGCATTGATCAGCGTCTCGGCCGTGGTCGTCGCCGCCGCCTGCTGTGTCGCGCGATACTTGATCGAGCCGTAGACGGTCGCCGCATCGGTCATTGGTCGGATGCCGCGCACAAACACCCGCCGATCGGCAATGGCCTGCTCGGCTGTCTCCAGCGTCGCTTCCAGATTGCTACCGGAGAACAGGCTGAGCCGGTGCGAGCTGTCGAATGCCGCGAGGCTGGACAGGACGGCAGCCGACACCTCATCGAGGCTGAACGTCAGTGCATCGATCGAGCTTGAGATCGAGTCGAGCCCTTCCAGCGTCAGACCTGGCTTGACGATGGAGACGAGATATTCACCTGAGACCGAGATCACCGACCAGCGCTGCAGCGCGTAGTCGTAGACCCTGGCCTTGTCGAACAGGTTGCTTGAGCCCGCCAAGCTTTTGTAGGCCCAGAACACACGCGTGCTCTCTGGATCCTGGGCGCCGACCAGGAGCCGCAGATTGGCGGTGTCGAGATCAAGCGCGAACGTGCGGTCGACCATCTCCTTGCCGATCGCCTTGATGCCGCCGGCCGAGAATTCAAGGAAGCCGACCGACGAATAGAAGAATACGCGACCGCCCGCGCGAATGAGCGAATACGGCCCGAGCAGACCGATCTCTTCGGCCAGTCGTTCGATCTGAAATGCAGGCGACGCGCCCGGCACGTACACCATGCGCCGTGTCGCCGATTCCTGCAGGATCAGACCAAACTCGCCGCCGGCCACGCCACGCACCACGCCGCCATCGGGGAAGTCGACAAAATTGGAAAAGCTCGTGCCGGCGGTCCAGGTCGTAATCGCATCGAGGCCCGACCAGTGCACCCGATTGGGATTTGAGATGAGCCCCGACATCACCAGGAAGCGACCGCCCACCGTGATGTAGCGCGAGGTCGGTGGCGAGCCGCCGAGATCCGCAAATGCACTGGAGACCGAAATGTCGAACACCTGCGGCGTGACGTTGGCCTGCACGGCCACGACGTTGTTGCCGAACTGAGCGAATTGCCAATTGTCGGTATTCGGCAGCGTGGAATAGGCGACGCCTCCCTTGGACACGTCGGTCCAGGCGAGCGTCGAGTTGTTCATGACGTACAGGCGTGACGCCGTCGCGGCGAACACCACGATGGTGCCATCGGTCTTGCGCGCATAGAAGGCGCCGCGACACGCCGCCACCAGGGCGCCGGAAAATGCATCGAGAGATTTGGCCGGGCCGTAGCCGTCAGTGCGCGGCAACACGTTGTTGATGAATTGCGTATGCTCTCCGTTGAGGTCGGAAATATCCGGCCGATGTGGTCCGAACGGAATGACGGGCATCAGGGTGTCCACGCTTCGCCGATCGTGCGGGCATAGTCGACGGGATTGGAGCCCTCAGGGATGCGCGCGATCAGTGTAGGATGGTCGGCAATGTCGAACTCGAGCCGCTGCACCTTGCCGCCTTCCTCGTAAGCCAGCCGCGCCGCGATGCATCGTCCCTTGGTGCCGATCGCCTCCTGGAAGGATAATCTGACATTCTCGATCATAGGATCGTGCCCATGGGCCGCATCGCGAGCTGTCGATGTTGCTTGCGGTCGAGCCGTTCGAGTTCGTCAATGCCTTCGTCACGACGCAGCTTCCAGAACGCAGCGCGCTGCTCGTCCTTGAGGAACGCCGTCGCCTCAACCAGCGAGCCGAACAAATACACATCGGGATGGCTGGTCAGGAGCCAGTTTGTCGTGGTGGTACCCGACAGAACCGGAAGCAGTTGGAAGTAGAGAAAGTCGAGCGCTGTGCCGCTGATCGGCGCCACCTTGAGCGTCGCGCCTTCGATCGTAAAAACGCTCGGCGTGCCGAGAGCGGAAGTCGGGTTCACTGCCTGGAAGTAGCTCGGCTCGACATATTCGAGATCCTGGCGCGGTGAGCCCGTCCAGGTCACGCGACGCCAGCCGAGGTAATCTGTCGGCAATGCAATAGATCCGCTCACGGGTGTGAGCGTTGTCGAGGTCTCACGCTGTCGTGTCAGGAGGCGGCGATTGAACGCCGCCTCAAACAGTGTGATGAAGTCAGGGACATACGTGGTCAGCGTATCGTCGGCGAGCCAGTTGCCGATTGCCGTCTGGAGATTGCTGTAGTTGGTGATCGCCATGGCGGCCTCGCCCGCAGATCAGCGCCGACGCCGCGAGCGCGATGAGGTCTCCTCTTCGCTCGCCTCGCCCTCAAGCGCAGCCGTCTCCTCGGCCGGCACCTCGCCCTCGGCCGGCGGTTCCGGCGGCACCTCGTCGGGGTCTCTGAGGTCGACAAGGCCTGCGGCATTTAGTGCTTCGATGATCCGCTTGGCCGTCTCCTCGCCAATACGACCAGTCACGCCGGGTGCAGAAACAGCGGCGATTACATCACAAGCTTCAGACATTTCAGTCCTCCTTCTGTTGGACCAGCCCGGCACACGCCGGTAAGCGGGTGTGGATCAACTCGCCTATTGCGCGGTGAAGCGATTTGGGAATAGTTTTGCTCTACAACCAAAAGGATTCTGCGATGCCGTCGCGACAGACATCCGAGGACATAGCCCTCAATGTGCACATCGGCGCCCGCATCCGTACCCAACGCGTCGCCAGGGGCATGTCACAAACTCTGCTCGCGCAGGCGGTCGGCGTCAGTTTTCAGCAGGTGCAGAAGTATGAGAACGGCACCAACCGGATCTCGGCGCGCCGGCTGCAGCAGATTGCCGATGCGCTGCAGATCAATCCCGCTCTGCTCCTGCCTCATTGCGACAGGGAAGACCGCGACGCCACGACCGATCAATTGCTGGCCGGGCGCGGTGCCATGCCGCTGCTCGTTGCCTTCAACCGACTGCCGACCGGCGCGCGATCAATCATCATAAAATTAGTGCAACACCTGGGAGAGACAGCATGGCAAAGGCCCCGCCGCAGACACGTATCAAAATCCATTTCGAGGTAATGCCGGAACAGTTTGGTCCTCTGCTGGCTGATCTGGAAGCCAAGGGTATTCAGAATGTCGGCTATGAAATCATCCACGATTTTCCACGCTGGACCAAGAACCGGCCGGCACAACAAGCCGGCGAAGAACCGCAGCCGCAGCCGCATGCAGCGCCAGTCAAGGACAGGCCCAAGGGCTTTATGACCGAACAGATTATTGCACACCTGCGGCGCGCCAACGGCAAACCTGTTGCCTTGCGTGACTTTCTCTATCTGTCGTCCAGCAACAAAACGAACTCGATCGGCGGCACCCTGACCTTACTGGTCAAGCAAAAGCGCGCCACCCGTGTTGCCCCCGCCATGTATGTCCTTGGTCCAAAGGAAGGCGGGCAAGACCGGCCAGGAGTTGCGGGGCCCAAGAAGCGGGCGCCAACACAGAAGGCACCAGCACAGAAGGCGCCAGCACAGAAGGCGCCAGCACCAGCGGACACGCAATCGCCGTCAGAGACCGTTCCCGACATGATTCTCGGCGTCATCAAGCACAGTGGCCAACTGCGGTCGAAAGAGATCATCGACGGCGTGCGGCACTTTCGCGCCGGGGTGTCAGACGGCACTGTGCGCAGCGCGATATCGGCCCTGCTCTACCGCAAAAAGATCAAGCAGTTTGCGGACGGCACCTATGCCCTGCGGGCCGGCATTCACGCGCCCGACCTTGATGAACTGCCGCCGGCTGCACCAGAGCCTGCCATTCAGCCCGACGAACCTGCCAACCAGCACGAAGCAACCGCTACGGAGGTGTAGCAATGGGAACATTGAAAATTTATCGCTCGTACAATTTCATTGACAAAGATCCGGTCATCGATGTCGTGCGGACGTTGGTCGAGGATGCCGGCGAGAGCTATCAGAAGGTCAACGAAATGTCGGGCGTCTCCACCACGACGCTTTACAACTGGTTCAATGGCCAGACGAGGCGCCCGCAGTATTGCACCATCATGGCGATCGTGAACGCGCTCGGCGGCAGCGTGGCCATCCTGGATAATCAGGGCAGCGTTATCAAACCCACCAAGCCGGCCAAGAATGCCGTGCGCCGTAAGCGCCGCACGGGCGAGCAGCGGCTGAACGCCTAGCCCGTGCGCAGCGCGACCCAATCAGGGTCGCGCAGTTTCCGCCCGACGATCTCATTGAACTCGGGCGAGAACAGCCGCAGGCCGGTGTTGCCGCGCTTGTGCTCGTCGTAGAGCCATCCCAGCAGGACCACGTTAGGAATGCTGGCGATCTTGCGCATGCAATCGTGACGCTGCTCGACTTGCCGCTCGCGCTTATTGGCCTCAAGGATCGGCTCGACATCCTGCATCGAGCGCACCACGAGGATGCTGTCGCGCGCGCGTGGCGCGCGATCGAGATGGATGGACGTATCCATCAGCCTACGATCTCCGTCACCGACAAGTTGCCGGTCCCGGTGCCGAGGATGGCGGAAATCTTCTGGCCCGGCGACACCGTGACATACTCAACGACGTTGGCCGGCAGGAGCGCATCGGTGGTCACAGCCGTGGGCGTGCCGTCCCCAACGCGATAGCGCGTTGCAACGTCGCCAATGATGCGGATCTGGTAGGTCTGCGAGCTGAAGGCCGACGAGGCGGCCGATGTCGTGCTCGTGGCAAAATTCTGCGATGCGCCAAAACGCGATGATCGCTGCATTTGGTGTTGTCCTCGAAATGGTGGCGGCCCGAGGGCCGCCGCCGTGTTATCGGATCATGGCGTAGAAATGCCCAGGGATGGTGGCGCCGCCGCCGCCGGCCGGGGTGAACGTGATGAGGTCGCCCTCGACCACCTCGACCGCGCCCGAGGGCGCGAACTCATTCGACGCCTGACCATTGGCGCCGCCGGTCAACGTGATCGTGCCGGCCGTAGCGCCATTGATTGCGACCGTCACCGTGATGGTGCCGGTCGAAGCGCCTTCCGAGAACGCGAAGGCACGCTGGATGCGTCCCTTCCTGGTGGCGACGGTGGAGCCGGCGGCCGGCGTGGCGCCGATCGACGTCGTGCGGGCGTAGACCATGATTTCATGGTCGGGTCGTGGAACAGGGAGCGCCATCGCTCAATCTCCTGAAAAAGAGGAGGGCGGCCATTACGACCGCCCAGTTCTGGGGAGGAACACGGGGGAGCGATCAGCTCGTGGTCAGGTCGAATACGCCGCCCGAGGATTTCTCGTTGCGCGCCTCAAGGGCGTATTCGGAGATCAGCGATTTCGACGTCGAGTCGCCGGTCTTTGCCAGATCGATGGTCACAAATTTGCGCAGGTAGGCAATGGCCCACATGTCCATCTGGAACACCAGCACATCGCGGGGTCGCTGGAAGCGATTGGCGATGATCCGCTGCGTGCCGAAGTCGCCTTCGTAGACGTCGACCGATGCCGTGATTTTCTTTTTGGTGGCGTCTTCTTGCGGCGTCGACCGACCGGTGAACGTGCTGAACACCTGCTTGTTGAAACCGCCGGTCATGATGACGTCGGGCTTACCGCCGGAAGTCCAGATCGCGTTCAGCACGGTTTTGAGCTGCGCCTCGGTAAAGGCACGCTGCGTGCCGTCAGTGCGGGTACCCAGACCATCAGCCGTGGTCGGATCCGAACCGGCCTTGCTGGTGTTGGTCTTGATCCACGACAGAACGGAAGCTGTCAGGCGGGCTGTAGTCGAGTTGCCCGTGACCTTGGCTTGGTTGGTTCCCACCAGGATGGTCTCCATGTCGCGCTTCAGCTCTTTGCCCTTGAGCACTTCCTGGTAGGCCATCTCGTCGTCGCGCCCGGCATGCTCGACCGCCTGCTG